AAGCGCGGTAAGCATCGACAATGCTTTTGCCTTCGACAATCATCTTGTTTGCAAGGTCGGAGTTCTCCCAACGTTTGCCTAAAGCGTCGATTTCAATAACCCGGTCGCGTTCGGCGCCGGTTGCTTCCTTGCGGATTGTATCGGCGTCAATGGCGTTTTTGTCCGGTTCGGTTTCCTTTGGTTTTGGTTCCGGTGTTGCCCGGACTTCCAAGGTTTGCAAAAATGCAAGTGCTTCGGCTTCGCTCGCGTTTTCGTGCAATCCGCGACTAATCAGAAATGCTAAAATTTTTGGGTCCATTTGGTCGCCCCCTTCTGTGTTTTTTTTATGGTTAGTGTTTAATGATCGCGCTTTTGCCAATTCGTCCGCGCCAATCGGGACGGTCGACCCTTCGCGGATTCTCCAACGTTTTGTTACCCGGACCGGCCCCTTAAAGCTGCGCCCCTTGTAATCGTAAGTTTCACCTGCGGGGACCCATTGGGAGTCGATCGGCCTGTAACCGGCGCTAAAATCCGTAATGTGACCTTCCCGTACTTTTGTCCAAATGTCTTGGACATTGGCAACGCTTGAAAAGTGCGCGCGCCCAATTAGTTCCTGGCCGTCTTTTTTAAGGCCGCGAATTGACCCTAAAACATTGGCCGCTTCAAATCTCATGTGTGCATCCAACAACGGGATTTGCTTTGACTTCGGCATTTCGACCCCGTCAATTATTAAAACTTCGCGGACAACTTCGTAACGCTCAAAATCAAAAACTTCGGTTGGCGTTTCGGTCGCAATAACAATTTCAACGCTTCGGTTTTCGTCGTCAACGCTTTCCGGGGACCCGGCCCGAAGGGCAAACCCGCGATAACTTAATTTGTCGGCCCCTTTAGCTTCGGCTCTTTTCATTATTTTTTTGACAATTCGTTTTTTCATGGTCGAAAGTTCCTTTAGGCGGTCGGCGTTATCGTGTCGACCCGGTCAAGAATTTCAATTAATAAAGCTTCTAAATCGTCGGCGACGCCCTGGGTCCTAACTTCAATTTTGGACCCGTCGGCCTTTTGCCCTGCTACCGCTGCCGGATTGTTGGCCGTCGACGTTGAATCAATAACAACTTCAAGCCCGGCGTCTTTTTGCAATTGTTTTGCCCGCTTGATTTCTTGTATCAGGGTTTGGTAATCGCGCCCGCGCGCAAGGGCAACTTCTTGCGGGCTTCTAATCAGGGCGTCGATTTCTGAAATTGTGGCCTTTGATTCGCGCAACGGGTCGATTGATTCCATGCCGGGCGGTTGCCATTCGGCTTTGTAATACGGGGCCGGGTTGGCAAAAAATCCGGGAAGGGTCAAGCGACCGTTCATAACGGCTGATTCTAAAAACGGCTTGAATGTAGGGGTTGCAAAGCGGCGGATATGCCTGACAACTACCGGCTTGATATAGTGGACAAAATCATTTCTGGAAACGCGGCTTGACGAGTAGGTTAGCCCGGAATAATCAAAGCTTAAAAGTTCATAAGGCACGTTGGTTGTCGCCGAAAACATACTTATCATTAGCTTGACTGTCGGCGGAAAGTTGGACCCCGGCCTTGGATTCGTCGCAATTTTTATGTCTTCGCCCTGGCTCAAATATTCGATAATCGCGTTTTCGATTTCGTCGATTTTTTTTCCGGCGTCGTCCCCGGTCCCGTCGGTCAAAAGGCTTGTCCGCCCGGCGGGGTCCGCGCGCGTTACAAAAGCAAGATATTTTGCGGCCATTTTTGCGGTGTCGATTTCGGCGTCAAGGTATTCGCTCAAATCGTGCGCGATTAAAACGCCTGGGGCAAATGACGAAATTCCGCGAAGCTGTCCGGGCCGTAGGGTTTGGAAACCGTGAATAATTTGCGCCGCCGGGACCCTGATTGACCGCCCCCATCCGTCGGGGTCCGCGAAATGATAAGCAACTCTTTCCCCGGTTGCCGTTACATATTCAACGCCCTGGTCGATTTTATGATTTGACGGTATTGTTGTCGTCGGGTTTCCTGTCAACCAATCGGCTTCGATTAATTGCAGGGCAAAAGGTAGGTAGCGCCGTGCCGATCTGGACCGCCGCTTGTAAAAAATAAATTCGCCGGTTTCAAGTTCCTGGCGTTTTGCAAGCTCCATTAATTCGTAATAATGCAACTGTCCGGCAATGTCGGCTTCGTCTGCCCAAAATTTAAAAGCGTCTTCGATTTGATTGCAAATTTTTTCGTTTATATTGTCGCCCGCCGGATTTGTAACCCGCGATTGAAAAATAATGCCGGACCCGATCGCGTTGTCAATTATCACTTGCACCGCGCGCGTAAAAACCGGAAAGTCGCGGACCAATTGCCGGACCCTTGCGCGTACTGCCGGGGACGACGCGCGGACAATGTCGTTGATTCCTGCATCAATTGGCGACCAATCGCCGGTTAAGCGGCCCGTTTTGGCCGCCGCGTATTGGGCCGACCTTTTATCCTGAGATAATAAACCCCTGTATTGCTTTCGGTTAAAAGCGGCTTTCGGCGAAAATACCCCAACCGCGTTGTCGATTAACCTTGCAATAACGCCCGGTTTTTTAGTCAATAGAATCGTCCTTTCGGCTTCGCGTATGCGCGCGCGGGGACAAGCCCAAGGTCGACGGCCATTGCGTCCAACGTTGCGGCGACTTGTTTTATTTGTATGTCCTGATAACGAATAAATTTGCCGCCAATACTGACCTGGACAACCTTCGCCCCGGCTTGCAATTCTAAATAAGCCGCTTTTAGCGTATCAAAATCGGATTGTGTATAAAATGACATAGGCGAATAATAGCATTATTATTCGCCTATATTTGGAATTTAGGGGAATTTACGGGTAAAACGGGCTTTTTTACGGCTTTTTACTGGTTTTTAGGCTTGACCGATACATATTTTTTGCCGTTTTTGGCCTGTTTTTTGTCGACCTGATTGCGTCGTCAATTTGTTTTTTGCGCCAAACGTCAATTTTGTCTGTATCTGATTCCCAACTACCTGTAATTTTGACCGCCGGAAAGTTGCGAAGTCGTACCCAAGATAAAATTGTTGATTCGCTTCGGTTGCAATGACGACATATTTGTTTCATGCCGGATAAGCCCGCCATAAAAGCCCCCTTTATTTTTTGCCTTTTTTCTTTGCGTTCGCGCCGGTCTTTTTTTTGTAGTCCTTTTTGACCTCTGCTTTGACCTCTGCTTTGACCTCTGCTTCTGCTTCTGGTTTTTCGCTGTTATCCATTGCCCCAAGCCAAATATCAAGGGCCTTTGTGTCTGCGCAATATTCCGCGTTTATTTTTGTAACCGGCAATTTCTGGTTAACAATAAACTGCATCAAGGTTGATTCTGAACAGTTTAAATATTTTTTGATTTCCAAGGCACCGACTAATTTTGACATAACGCCCCCTTCTACCATCTTTGTTTTTTGTTATTGGTTGCCCGCTTCGGCCTGATATTTTCGGCCTTGACGACCCCTTTGCCTGTTTGGCGCGCCTTAACGGCTTGCCAATCTGTAACGATATTCAAGCCCGCCCGGATTGCGGCGGCTAGCGCGTAAACTTCGGCGTCTAAAACGTCGTTGCGGTCGCGCAACTTGGCCCATTCGTAAACTTCAAACCCGTTTCGGTATTTTGTTATTTTTTTTTCGGCGGTCAACTGCAAATAATATTCGTCGTCAAGTCCGATCGGAAAGTGATAATAACCGGGGCCGTCCTTGACCATGCCAAGGCGCGAATATATCTGGCTTTTGGCCGGGTCAACCGCCAAGGGCCACAACTGGCAACCGTCCTTGATAAGTTCGCCCTGCCAAGTAACGTCGACCAATGACGGTTTTCCGACAATTGAAGTCCGCCCGGCGGTCCCGATACCTTTGACCGCCATTGTATTTATTGGCCGGTTGCGGCAAAAATTATAAACGTTGTTTGACAAATACCCGGTATCGACGGCCATTGTCTGTATATAAAGCGCCTGATCGCCGGTATCGTTCATGTATGGCTGTTGCAAGATTTGATCTAACGCTTGCCAAACTTCGGGCTGATTCGGGTCCCCAAATAATTCGGTGTATAATACAAGCCATGATTTTTCATTTTCGCCCCAACCCCTGACGACGACCGGCAAGCGGTTTTTCTGGACGTCGACCCCGGCGGACAAAAAGCAAACCGGGTCCGGCCAAGTCAATATTTTATAAGCTTCGGCGCGGCTTTTCAAAACAAGCCAATCTGGTTGGCTCCCGGCTTCGTCCCAAACGTCTGCAAGCCGCGTGTTTGTCCAAACTTGTAGACGTTCCGGGCTGTCCTTTACTGCTAAAAATTCTGTAACGATTTGAGTCCAACTGACCCAACCAATCGGCGAGTAAAGACTTGATAATTGATAGCTTCGTTTTTTGCGTTCTGGAAATTTTGCGCGCCATTGTCCTTTTTCCAACATGGCCGTTTTGTGACTTTCGTCAATTGCTTCGTGGCAATTCCGGCATTCGTACCATACCGCGACGACTTCCCCGGCCTTGTCGCGCTTAAATTTTATTCCGCGCTTTTGTCCTGGCCCGCCCCAATCAAGGGTTTGCAATTTTCCGCAAAACGGGCAAGGGACATAATAACGGCGCTGATCTCCTGCAAGAAAATGCTTTTCAATCTTGGAAACGCCTTTGATCGTCGGGGTTGAATTGCGATAAATCTTTTTGCGCGCCGAATAACTATCGGTTCGCTTTTCGGCAAGGTCCGCCGGGTCGCCTTCTTCTCCGACCGTAGAAGGAAACCCGTCAAGATCGTCCAACATTAAATAGCGAATTGATTTGTTGCGGTAGTTGGCGGGCGAGTTAGCCCCGGAAATAAAAAGGATTCCGCCCGGAAATTTTTTCCGTAAAGTCGCGTTTCCCGGCGTTTTGGTCTTCGAAGGCCCTATGCGTTCAAGCAAGCCTTCCATTTCGTCTATCGTGGTTGCAAGCTTTGCGGTTGAATGATCGACGGCAAGCTTGTCGGTCGGAAAAACCATAAGCATTGGCCCCGGCTCCGTTTCAACGATATAGGCAAACCAATTATTGCCGACTTCGGTCATGCCTAATTGGGTTGCTTTCATAACCGTAACGTCGTCGACGCCGGAATAAACGCTTAACGCGTCCATGATTTCGCGGCAATACGGGGTTCGACTTGTCCGATACTTGCCTGGCTCCGCCGACCCTTCGCTTGGCAATATTCTTTTTTTATCCGAATACTGGCTAACGGTGTAATCGGGCGCGGGCGTTGCCCCTTCGATTATTGCTTGGATTTGTTCGATTTAAGCCCCCTTATTTCAACGCCAAGCTTTTTCAATTCGGCGTCGGCGGCGTCGGGCGCCTTTGCCAAATCGGCAAGCTGTTCTTTAAAGGCGCTTGCCCGGCCTTCGTGCCAAGCGGCCATGCCGTAATCCAAATCTTGCCAACGCTTTTGTTCGCTTAGTTCCGCTTGTATAATTAT